GCAAGTCATATACGAGGGTATCCGTGCTGCAAGGGGGTTTGATTACCCCTCTACGCCGGACCCGGCACTTTGGGAAGTGCCCGCAGAGCGTCGTTATGATTTCCTGGTTGCACTCGGTCTTGACGCGATTTCAAGTCGCGTCAACGTTGTTGACGGATCGATCTATGCCGCAGTACCCAAGAACGCCAAAACCTTCCGCTCGATAGCAAAAGAGCCAATGCTCAATAGCTTCTTGCAAAATGGTATCGGTGCTTGGATGGCAGAAATACTGGCTACGTTTTCCGCGCAGTTGGACCGCACGGATCAAACACGAAACCAGACGTTGGCCTACGCCGCCTCAGCTGGCGGCTTCTTGGCCACGATCGACCTATCTAGTGCATCTGACACAATTTGTCTGTGGCTGGCGAAAGCTCTGCTGCCGACAGATTGGTACGAGGCTATGAGATTAGTGAGGTCTCCTACGATTAACATCGATGGTGGACGCACGAAACTCCACATGCTATCCTCAATGGGCAACGGCTACACGTTTCCTTTGGAAACGCTGCTGTTCTACGCGATTTCGGTCGCGGCGATCACGTTAGCGGATGAATCCGCCGATGTGACGCCCAACGAGGGTGGCCCCGGTGCGAACCGGGAGCCGAGTGTTTACGGTGATGACATCATCGTGATGAGTCAGGATGCACCGCATGTGCTTCGTGCACTGCGCAACTGCGGGTTCTGGCCTAACCCCAAGAAATCATTCTACACAGGCCCCTATCGGGAGTCCTGCGGGCATGATTATCGCAACGGGCAGTTCATTCGCCCAGTGTTCTTGAGGAGGCCATTAGTATGGACCTTCGATGTAGCTTCTTTGATCAATCACCTTTCGAACCCTGCTGGGTTCGGATGGTACACGATGCGCTATGGCACGTTATTCAGTGTCTTTTGCAAATCGTTGGTTGACCTGTCGAATGACCATCACCCGCGCCTCCCTATCGGCCCTTGTGGGCCGACGCACGTAGCTACCTATGCCCGTGTGCCGCTGCAGCTTATGCGGAAGAGAGGAGTGACACGCA